ACCCGGCTGTGCGCTGTACCCGCCCTGGCTCTGGCCCTGGCCGTCATTCTTGCTTCGCGCAAGGATCTTCAGGAACTGAGCAGACACGGCGATATCGATGTGTCGCTCGCCCTGCTTGTCAGTCCAGTCGGAGACCTCAAGGCCGCCCTCGATGTACACCATGTCACCCTTGCGGATGCTGTTGGCGGCGTAGTCAGCGCGCTGGTCCCAGGCCGTTACCGGAACCCATACCGTCTTGTCGTTACCCTGGTCATCCTTGCCAGCGTGATGAGCAACGTTAAAGTTCGTTACGTTGCGTCCGCCCTTGGTGGTGCGGAGTGTAGGTGCCTGGCCAACTCGGCCGATCAAAGTTCCCTTAAACATAATTTATTACCCTTCGTTTTGTATCAGGACGTCTATGCGTTCCTGAGTGTGTCTAGTTTGAAGATCTATCACCCTTGGTAGGAACCATCTGTCGTTGACACCAATCCCTTTGGCGATGGAGTCCATCGTCAGCTTGAGAATGTTGTCCGCGTCAATTGGCCTGTTGAGATAGATCCAAAAGTGTACGGCTATTAGTCCCTCTCGGGGTTGCCATCCGCTTTCGCTTTGTGCGATGCGGACAGCGTATTCAACATAAGTCTTCCAATCCTTAGCCTCCTTCGACATATATACGCTACCAAGACGCCGGTTTACCCTAAACGCCTTATTCCAACTCGGCGGTCTGCCGAGTAACTCAAATACCAGCTCGCCCGAGGTCGGGTCGGAAGTCTGGGGCCTTGGATCGGATGACGCGGCAGGTGTGCTGAAGTCGCGAGACTGCTGCTCCATATCCATCATCCTCCAATTCGTCCAGCGTTCGGTTGCTGGTTACCAAGGTAGGGAGCATCTTACCGTATCGGCTTTCAATGAGCACGTACAAGCGCTCAGCAGCCCAATCGGTGGCTCGCTCCTTACCGAAGTCGTCAAGGACCACGACGGACGCCTCGTCGCGGCAGAACTGATAGAGGTCAACTGCCCGGGAGTCGGTGTACTTCTGTGCGTCGCGGATAGTGTCTAGGAACATCGGCACATTGACAAATCGCATACCGGCAGTCCCGTCGCGCCATAGACGCCTCGAGAGTGCGGCAGCCATAAGGTGCGTCTTGCCGCTGCCTGGCTCACCCATTAGGAATAGTCCCCGGTCGGTCAGCGGGGCATCTGCCCACTCAATCGCTGCCTCCATAGGCTTGTCTGGATTTGCTCGCGGCTGGTAGTTCTCAAAGGTGCACCCAGCGTAGCGCTGCGGTATCCCGATGTACCTAAACATCCGGTCAAACTCTTCTTGATTAATCATCTCACTCCTCAACATACTGATCACGGCTTACTGTAGCACGGATTCCGGCAGAACGTACTCGGTTCTTCGGGGCTGCCATAGCCTTCTGCAGGTATGATAGCGCATCTCCGCTGAGCTGTCTCATTGAGATGTCCGCAATCTTCACCATCAGCGGACCATACTGCTTGTCAGAGGCTTTCAGGATCATAGCGAGCCTTATATATTGCTCTCGATCCATTGAAACCCCCATCATCGCCTGCCAGTACTCACCAAGCCTGCCAATCTTTGCTGAGTCCGTTGGCCCGTTGATAACGTAGTCGTACCACTCGCGCATCGTTCTCACTGGCGCGTCGGCGGTGATGCCAAGTGTCTCAGCGCGCTTGCGATAGGTTGCCGCCTTGCGCTTTCGCTCCTCGAGCTCCTCCTGCGGCAGGTCGTTCCACTCTTCCCAGTCGTGAATCAGCAAGCCATCGAGTAGACCAGCACGCCTAAACGCAGGGAGGTGCTTGATGTACTGCTTGCCAATAAGCATCTGGACGTGCTCTTCCGACTCAAACTGGCCGTTGGTCTCCGCGGCAGCGCAAAGCAAGACGACCCAGGCATATCGCGCAGCGTCATCTGGCAACCGCGACATCTTCTTGTGCCGCGGAAGATTTACGTGGATGCGGATGTGGTCGGCTATGACTTCGGTCCCGACTTGTCCGCCAGCTTCGGCACTAGCCGTAGCAGTTCCTTGCGGGTCGTTGGGATTGCATTGCCGTTCTGTCCGTTGGTGTCTACGCATAGTCCCCTAAATTCACATGTCTCATGAAACCAGGCTTCTGGGTTTGGGAAGAACGCTTTCTTCTCGATCATATCAAGAATTCCGCGAGCCATCATGTACAACTGATCAAAGTTTTCCTGACTTCGGTAAGTTGACCGCCGGTCAACATTCGGACCCTTTGAGTTCAGCGTGATGATGTTGAAAAGAACCTCTGGGTTCTTGCCAAAGTTGTCGCGGATAAGTCCAGCATACGCAGTAGCCTGCATATCCTTGTGCTCCTTACCCTTATCCCACGCACGATAAGAGGTTTTGTGGTCGATAACAATGTTGCTCTTCGTGTAGAGATCCGGCACGCCCTTGAGCTTCACTGGGAGGCTTCCGAGCTTACTGTGCTTGATCTCGCCGTACATCGCCCGCTCGACGGCCTCAGCCTCCCAATCGTCGCCCTCGTCAAGCGCAGCGATAAGCATAGCCTCGCTCTTCACAGCCTCACCAAGAGGGTCTCGTATCTTTTCGTTCTCCCAGTTGACCTTGGAGGACTCCTCGGCGAAGTAGCGTCGCGTGTACTCCAGTGCCTGATCCCGGCTTGACTTTTTGGTGCTGTACCACCTGGCAAGACCGAAGTGGACACTAGATCCAACTAGCGCGGCTGCTCCGGTTGATTCCGTCCAAAGCTTTTTGCCGTACCTGAAGTATCCGTAGAGAGGGCACGTCAAATAGGCACGTAGCTCCGAGATGGAGAAGTACCCCTTTGAGACCTGCGCATCTAGCGTTTCGCTGAGATGCTTCTTTGCGCTCTCAACGATCTCCGCCTTGACGTCGTTAGTTAGAACCTCTGGCTGCTCATCCATTTGCGGCGTCCAGTGCATCCTTACGGGCCTTGTACGCCTTCTGGAGAGCCTGCAGCCGCTCGCCAGCGAGATTGCTGCTTGCGATATCCTTGCCAATTGCCAGGAGTTCCGCAGAGCTGCTCGCTGAATTTATTGACGCAATCCAGTCAAGGATCGCGGGATCTTCTTCGTCGCTAAAGATTTCAAGAGCTGCGGCAACGATTGCCTCATCACTCTGCTTCTTTGCGGCTGGCTTTGTCTCTGACTTTGCCGGACCGCCCTTGGAAGCGATCTCTTCCGATGACGCCACCTTCTTGGCTGGGAGGCCAGCCATGACAAGCGCGCGTCCGACTGCAGACGTCTCGCAGTTCTCCACCTCGCTACCGCGGGTATATGGAGTGCTACCTGGAATTGCAAGGAAGCTATGGCCAGTTCCCGCTGGCTGCTCATTCTCGCTAATGCCTCGGTAGGCTAGCGCTCGGAATGAGACTCCCTTGTCGTCAAGGTGCATCATGGTGGTCTCAATTCGACCATCCGGATAGGCCTCGTACCAGGCCTTGATTCTCGCCGCTACATCTACGTAGTCATCGAGCTTGAAGCTTCCACGTCCTGCTGGTGCGTTGTTTCCGTATGCCATTTACTTACTCTCCTTATCTACCCAATCTTCAAACAAATCCTGCTCTGTCATATTAAAAAGCCTCGATAGTTTTCTCCTTAGTGGCTTCGACATAGGACTATGTCCGTATTGTACCTGATTCAAATACCCAAGACTCACGCCAAGCATTTCGGCGATCTTCGCCCGCTTAAGCCCAGTTTTCTTGAGCATTACCCAGACCTTATCAGACCTGATCTTTTCTTGCAAGCGGCGCCCCTGGTGCTCTGGGCCGCTCAGCCGACTCACTTCGGCTCTCGCTTCTTGGCCCTTTCCAGCAGTTGATACACACGGTTCCTGCTGATGCCAAGTTCCTTCGCGATGGACGTAATCGTCCTGCCCCCGGAGGAAAGCTCTCGGATTTTAGCGACTCGGTCCCAGAATGGGGCAGCGTGAATACCGGAAAGGTACTCGCGGCTGCACGGCCAGCACCGAAGCGTATTCTTTGTGGACGTAGCTGCGCCACAGTCAACGCAGATCTGGTCCTGATTCAACTTTTCACTCATCGATGCGCTCCTCTGCGGCCGGTACGAGGTCGTCCGAAACCCGCTCTTCGTTGCTTGCAAGGTGCCTAAAGAAGCACTTTGTGTGGGTGTCTCCATGCGGTGTCTTTATGACTGGACCGAGATTCTGGACGGCGGCCATTTTATTGCCAGCGCCCTTCCGGTTAAAGCAGTCAGGGTGTCCGCATACATCGCTGCCGAACAGCTGTTTTGCGACAAACATGTCAGCCATAAGCCTCTCCTTCTACGCCTATCAAATACCCTCGTAGGGCCGCTCTCCATTTCTTGGAGGATTCAGTCTTCACCCTATGGTGTAAACCGCATAGTATCACGCAATTAGCCCTTGACGATGGTCCGCGTTTGCCAAGGCCGGACGTTGACACATGGTCAACTTCTAGTGTGATTTTCCCGGGGCCAAATTGGCTCCCGCATTCTCCGGTCATGCCAACCGATGGACCGACGCAGCCCTTATCCCTTTTTAGGAGATCGAGTCTTAGGCTTTCTGTTACGGGGTCCTTGTGCGCCATCCTCTGCCTCCTGCTTGTTGGGACTTGCCTTTTCGGATCTCATTATACGGCACGGAATGCAGAAGCACGGCTGTTGGTGGTAGAGCTTCTCCGCCATTAGCGCTTACGTTCGCGGGCCTCTACCTGGCGCATGACCTTATTAGCCCATCGCTCCCCAGGAACCCCGCCCCATAGCGCATTTGCAATCCTGCCAGCGGAAGGATAGCCAGCCTCGCCAGGCCGATATCCCTGACCCTTGCGATCGACCGCGTGACGCGCATGCCAAGCTCGCATCTTTCGCGCACGAGCAATCGTCATGGTGTCATTGATCAGCATTCGCGCTGTCGTTTGACCAGGGCCGATCCCGCCGCGACCGAACTCTTTGCGCCAGTCCAGGCCTCGCTTCGCTTCAGCTTTTACTGCTCGTGGTGCCTTGAGGTTGATGGGTCGCTCTGACTTCTCGGTCTCGGACTCGCCGTCCTCCTCTGCGTCCTCTTCAGCGGAAAGGATCACTACCTTTGCGGCTGTGTAATCAACATCATCATTGGCATCGAGGACGTAGATCTTCTCGAACTCCTCATGGAGCTCCTCGATAAGTTCCAGCTTTGCCTCTGCGTTGTCCTCAACTGGAAGGATGAACACGTTCGTGATTACGACCTGGTTGTCGTCAAGCGCCTTCATCATAGGTCCAAGGTCTTCCTTCTGAACATTGGTCATAATGTAAATTTCAGCGCCCCCGTCCTCACCTTCCTCAAAGCCCTCAATGATGTCAAACCCGCCTTCGAGGATTTCAAAGCCTGGGGTCATGATCGTCCCGATTGGATCGACAAGAACAGCAGCCGATCGCTTTCCTGGGTTATTCTTCTTCATCGGTGGCTGCGGTGGGAGACCAGGCTTAGACCTTCGTGCTGGCGGCTTTGGCGGGAGATTCTGCTCTTCGCTCTTTTCCTCGCCAGGCATTGCGCTGTCTGTGGGCATTGCGATTGCTGGCGGCGTTGGCTCATCGGCTGGTTGCGCAGGTGTCTCCGGGGTCTCCTCGTCGCCACCTTCTGGTGCGCCAACTGGACTATCTGGCGGAGTGGTATTCCCGTCCTCGTCGACGATTCCAAGTTCGCGCGCATACAGCGAAAGTGGCAAGAAGCCGCGCGGTGTTGGGAGCCAGATCTCGTCACCAATCTTACCCACTCCGTCCTGGCCACGCTCACGAAGGGCATCGTTCAGGCGGAGCCAAGGCATACCGGCAAGTGCAGCTCGGTAGTACGGCGTAATGACCTCCTTAGAGGCCCGGCCGAGATCGGTGTAGGTAAATCGGAGGTTTTCGTCGTAACGCCAGACAATTTCTCGCGTTAGGTACTCGGCAATAAGGTCGAGGAGCGGGGTGATGCCGACGTCCTGTGTGAATGCGGCGCCAACCTCGGCGCTTGCCCGATTGACGTCCATTGTGATGCCGATGTCTTGTGGCTGCACGCCGAATACTGCACAGATCTTACGGGCCAGATAGATTTGCCATTCCATGAACTGCATGTCTCGGTTTGACGGCGCAAGTGGAATCCACTGCATCTGCTTGCCACCACCCGTAATGGCGACTTGGCTGCGCCCAGCAATCTCCGCGTCCCAGTAGGACTTAAATGCGTCAACCTGATCCGGGCGAATACCCTCACCGAGGTGAAGTATTCCCGGAGGGGCCGCCTGAGTCACGGACCGCGAGTTGTATTGGGCCGCAGCCATGTCGGAGTCAATTGTCGAGGCCAGAACCTCGAGCGGGGACAAGCCAAGTGGCGAGTAGGTCATCGGGTTCGCCTGGATAACAACAAGCTCATCGTTCAGGTACTTCGAAACGACCTTCCCGGAGCTGTCGTATTGGTAGTAGCGCGGCTTATCTGAATCAGTCCCATCCCACGACGGGTCAAAACGGATAGATCCTCCGTCAATTGGCCAAAGATTAGCGATTGGGTCACGTCGGATTCCAAGGCGAGCACCTGCCGTAGGCTCAACTTCAATGGCGCCGATGTCAAGCGTCAAAAGATCTTCGATCACTGGCTCGATGAATGAGCGGAAAGAGTCCCTTCGCGTGTTTGGATGACGGAACAAATACTTGATGCGCTTTACGGTTAGATGATCTACTGGTGTCTCGCCGTCAAGCGAAACGATGTCCCACTGTGCTCGGCTAACCTGCGTGCGACGTAGATTGATTGCGGCCCGAATCCATGGATTTTCGCGCGCCCATCGTCGAAGCTGCTTTACAGAACGCTTACCATTATTGTCAATCTGAGAAGCGCCGCGCGTATACGGGGAATTGTCCCAGTTGGGCAGCATCTCGTCGGGGAAGTTCTTGACAGTCTCGTTGCCGCCCCTGCCAAGGATACGGTCAAGTATCGATCGATCTTCGGCCACTTATCTTCTCCCTCTAATGGAGGACCTGACGGCCCCCCAGATGGTTGTTTCCTGCATTTCCCCAGAGATTACTTTTCTTGTCTGTTCTAATGTTAGCGCAACCCTGCGGACTGAACCGTCATACGATATTGCTCTCATGCACGGATAATTCTGCCAGTATCTCGGGACGGCAAATCGCCCGTCAGCAAAATCTACCACGACAGTCGATGTTATGTCAGGTGTCAATCCTCTACCTCGTTATTGTCCTCTCCTGGCAAGACGATTTCATTGTCTTCGTCCTTATCAAGCTCCCAGACGTGCCTTGCATAAGCTCGCTGCTGGGGAACGCTCCTCCGAAGCCTGTGCAGCAGTTTATAGCAGTCAGAACAGACTGCGTATCTTTTTTGCCCCTTGGCCCTTGGAACCAGTGGCTCTGGAACAAGGACGGTCTCGATGTGATGCTCTCCACTCATAATGAAGCAAAGCGCGCATCGAGGGTGGGCCCTTTGTATTAGCTCGTATCTCTTAACAAGGGGCTCAAAAGTCTTTTGTAGTCTAGCCAGCTCTTTGTACCCGCGCTTTAGTTCGGATGCAGTTTCCTGAAGCTGCTGGCACGTTGGGCACTTTTTAGACGGCTCATCCGCCGACACCTCGGATATCTCGGTCTCCGGCCCAGGGGCGAATTCGCTGTCAGTATCCATGGCATTATTATACGGTATAAAGGACTAATACCCACCCTAACGGGCTAAATAGGTGACTAATAGGGTCTTAATATGTGTAAACTATGCAGAAATGTGGTTAAATACCACGTAGAAATTGTTCTGTTGACTAGTCAATAGAACAGTCATACAATCCTAGGGCTAGGGGCTATGCCCAGGGGAGGATGTCTTGGATTTCAAGCTTTACACCAACGCCCTAAAGGTACGGGAGACCGACAACGGGGACCTATACGTCTCCGGGACTACGTCATCCACGATTAGGGATCGACAAGGTGATGAGATCACTCTTGATGCTATCAAGTCAATGGCGGATACGGCAAAGCAGAATATGACCGTGTTCCTCAACCATAACTACAACGTCCCTGAGGACCTCTTTGGTTCTGTTACCGACGCACGAATTGTTAAGCGTCTCGACGCTGACACCGGCCTAGACGTCTACGATCTTGATATTGACATTAAGGTTTGCCCTGAAGATGAGAACCCAGCAGCCATGCAGGCCTATAAGGCCATCAAGCGTGGCGTAAAGCTGGGAATGTCGATTGGCGCTCGCGTGGAGAAGGTCTCCAAGCGAAAGGACTCTAGTGGCTTGGATACATACGTTATAGAGAAGGTCAACCTTCTTGAGTCTAGCATCGTCGGCATTCCGGCGAACCAGAGGTCCTATCTCCAGAACGCACTCAAGAGCCTCAGAAGCGCCGATCAGGCTGGTGAGCTTGGTGACGCCCTGAAGGCTGGGGGCGTAGAGGGTGACTCTGAGAAGAGTGCCATGAGTGATTCTGTTACCCACGAAGCCGACGGGTCGTACGAGGCTTCTGGGGCGGATGTTATCGGCGGGGAGCCTAGTGCTAATCCGTCTACAGAAGAGATCGCACCGGCTCCCGAAGAGGCCGCCAGTGCAGGAAATGAGGTAGAAAACGTGAGCGATACGCTTGAAAAGGCAACCCGTGTCACGGTAACTGTTTCCGGCCAGGACGGGAAGGAGCGCGAGCTTCCAATCCCTGCGTCCTCAGTGCCAGAGCCAGTGATCGAAGAGAAGGGCGCCATGCCAGTCGCTGATCGACTTAAGAATGTTGTCGGCGAGCTCGATTCAGTTAAGTCTGAAGAGGCAAACGAAGATCGAGCGAAGTACATTGAGTATGCTGCTGGGTGGGTGCAGGCCTATCTAGAGTATGAGGCTGCACCAGCGGCCGAATCGGTCGAGGCCGGAATTGTCGATGAGACGACGAAGTCCCTTGATCATCACGTAGAGGCTACAGAGACGCCCGCCGAAGAGGCGGATCTCGCCGTGGTCGCTGAAGAGGCTGTTGCTTCCGTTCCCGCAGAGGAGGTAGTGGTGGAAAATACCGCCGCGACCGAACTCTTGGAGGAGAAGGAGCAGCTTGAGAAGGACCTCGAGCATGCGGTGAAGCTTTTGGAGCTTGCTCTAAAGTCACCAGCTGGCCGAAAGTCAATACTTACGGATGTACCGGCGAAGAAGGGGATTGATGCCCCTTGGTTGAGCCCGTATATTCAGGCTATTTTGGAGAAGAAATAAATGTCTGAGATTCGAGAGAAGCTCGAGGGCCTGGAGAAGGAACTCGAGGGCCTTAATGCGGCCCCTGCAGGTGTTGTCGGCAAGGACGACGCACAGGCAGACTCGTTCGATTCCGTGAGCGCCCTTGTCGCACAGCGCGAGCTGCGCGAGAAGTTCGTTTCGATGGACTCGAACGATGTAAAGAAGATGCTTGACGTCCAGGCTGGTAAGCAGTCCGGTCGACAGGCCAGTGACGATGTTCTCAACCGCCTTGCGGTTGCTAACCCGAACATTGCCAAGGTGCTCGATGCTAGCGGCGGCGCTGCGCTTATCCGCCAGGACCTCGAGCCAATGCTCTACGCGCTGTTCGTAAAGCGATTCCCGTTCTTTGACCGCATCCGCAAGGAAGGCGCCAACGGACTTGTTCACGCTTACAATCAGCAGACCGCTTACGGCGATGCAGCGTTCATGACTGAAGCTGGCACGGTGACGGATGACACCAACACCTATGCCCGCCAGACCACGAACGTTGCGGTCCTTGCGACCCGCCGTGGTATCACCCTCAAGTCGCAGTTTGCGATCACGCAGGGTGGTGCTGGGTTTGACGGCCTTGCCACCGAGCTTTCGGGCGGCGTGACGGCAATTGCCCACAAGCTCCAGAAGACCCTCTTCCAGGGTAACGCTTCGTCCTCGACCGGTACTGCCGGTGTAGAGCTCGGCGCGTACGATGCGAACGGCTTCGACGGCCTTCGCAAGGTTCTTGGTTCGGCCGCTGCTGCTGGCAACCCAATTACGACGAAGGGAACTTCGACGTACACGGCTGCCATCAACGACACCGTTGCCTCGATCCTGAACAACGGCGGCAACCCATCGGCGATCATTCTTTCGCCTACGGATGCTGCTGCTTACCAGAACGAGCTGACGAACCTTATCCGTTATCCGGGTGCTGGTGAAGTCGGCCAGGCTGGTCTTGGCTTCGGGTCAGTCGTGACCCCAGCCGGTGCACTTCCGCTCCTCGCCGTTCCTGGCGACTCGATCGGCTCGTACACCGTTTCTAGCGTCAACCTCCGCGACATGTATGTCGTCGACGAGGACACCTGGTCGATGCCTTACCTCGGTTCGGACTCGATCACGACCCTTGAGATCCCTGTTGGTGTGGGTGGCGCGCTGACCCGGCTCTATATCATGTTTGTGATGTACGGCTTGGCTGCTAAGGCTCCTCAGTTCAACGGCAAGATCCGCGTCGCTGTCTGATCTAGATAGAGACTAAGGTCTGAGAATGGGGCGAGTGGGCTTAGGCTCGCTCGCCTCGTTCTTTTAGAGGAGAAAATATGGTAAAGATTGTTAACGACGTAAAGCTAGTATCGGAGCCGGTTGCTGAGGAAGCCCCGGTCGAAGAGGCAGTTCTTGTTTCTCTCGACGAGGCGGTTCTTGTTCCGGAGGCACCGGCCGAAGAGCCAGTGCTAACTCCAAAGGAAGAGAAAAAGGTTGAGAAATTTGTCAAGGCGTCAATCGCAACAGCGAAGAGCGTCGACCCAGATTCTCGATGGCGAGTTAAGTACACGGAAGCGACTTCCCTTCACATAGGGGATGGCGTTTTTATTCGGTTCGTTGACGGCTACGCTGCCGTCAGGGGATCTGAGCTCGAATCTGCCCAGGCTGCTGGCGCAGAGATTGTCGAGAAGCTATAACGTGGGGGCCGCCGTAGAAGCCGAGAAATCGGTATAAACTACGGCGGTCAGCCACAATAGACACATGAACAAGATAAAGCTCTCCCTTCCGACCGCCTCGACCCTGGTTGGGTCGGGCTCCACACGCATTCAGTTTGGACGGGCAGACACCTCGGCTCAGGCAACATCACTTAGCGGCACCTGGGAAATTCTCCCAACGCTCTTGTCCCTGAACGCATCGATTACCTCCTACACGTACCGGGACGATACCGGCTTCCCTGGCCAATGGTACAACTGGCGATCATATAACCCAACGAGCAACACCTACGGTTCGTGGCAAGCGTCCCCAATTCAGGGGAAGAACCTTGGGTATCTCACCGTCGACGAGTTCAAGGATTACGAGATGGCGTCCCTGATGAATCCGGACGGAAGCACCGTAAGCGATGACCAGATCGAAAGCCACATCCGCATTGCCAGCAAGGTGATCGACGGCTTCTGCGGCCAGACCTTTGGACTCCAACGCGCAACTGAGAAGCACAATTATCGTCAAGATACCCGCCGGGTTTATCCAAACAACCGACCAGTCGTATCCGTTCAGGGCATGGATGTCTGGGTAACAACTGGACAGAAGGCGACATTCCAGCTGACCGATCTTTTCGTTAACTACACGGCCGGATACGTTGAGGTTACGTCTCTTGCCTCAGTTACATACTCGCTGTTTCCTGCAATAGTTAACATGGGGCTTATTGTCCCTGTCGCCGAAATCACTTATACCTACGGATTTGCTACCCCTCCTGACGACATCAAGGACGCAACCGCCATCATCACAACCGAATCTCTTGGCCTTGCAAGCCTTGCCAAGCAGGGATTTGCCGGGGTTGCCAGCGCAGATATTGGGGACATTAGTATCAGGACCTCACGCCCAGTGCGAGAGATTCATGGCGGAAGCATACCCCCACAGGCTATCGGTCTACTTGAGGGGTATAGAAACACGACGCTTCGATGATACCTGCCCTTAATTTGAAGGCAACTCTCCGTAGGGAAACAAACACTGGGCATGCTGCCGACGGCAGCCCAACCAAGAATCAGGTTTTCGTTTGGTCCAACATGCCGTGCTTTCTTGATGAAAACAAGGTTGACTTCGAGCAAGGCTCGACCAGTGCTCGGATGGAGACCGAATACACGATAAAGCTACCGTGGCTTGTTGGCGACAGGCTCCCACGTGTTTCCGATGTGATCATCATTGATAACGTCGAGCACAGGGTCCATGAAGTGCGCACGGCGCCGATCTTTTCTCACCATGTGACAGTTACTGCGTACAGGGTGGCACGACGTGGAGTTTAGGGCAGAGATAAACTCCACATCGCTAGATAAGTTTGTAAATAGCGTCAATAGCAGGCGCCACAATACCGAACTCTCACTGATGATGGAGCAGCTTATTGACAACGAAATATTCTTTGCGCTGCGCCAGGACTTTGAGCGAACGCGCCGGAAAGGTGACTTCTCTCCTGGTGGCGGTACGCCGGTGAAGAGCGGTAGGCTCCAGCGAAGTCTTACGACCGATGGGAGGAGTAGCGTCGGCGGGGTCCAGAGGCGGCTGGGAAGGGTTACTATAAAGTTTGGAACCACACTGACCTATGCTCCAAAGGTCGAGCGCAAGTACCGCTTTATGGAATTTACTTTCCAGAAAGTTGGGCTTGCTGCGCTAAATAAAGTGAAGCGCGGACTCCCTTCCAGAATCCGCGCTGCACTTCGTAGGGCTGGCGTCAGCTAACGCAACGCAAGACCTTCAGATCGTCCCAGCCGTACTCGCTGACGGTAAACGTCAGGAGCCCCGGAGCTGAATGGACGCCAGCAGTTTCAGTAAACCACTGTGAGCCGCCGTCGAGTGAAGGAGCCTGGATATGTGTCCGCACACCCTCGGTCAAAACCGAAAGGTGATGATAGTGGCCGGTGACAAGAATCGTCGAATCGCCGATCTTCCTCATCCCATAGGCCTGATCCTTGAGCCACGCCTTGATCTTCGCAGAGGCAGTAGCGCCGCTACGTCGTGCCTGGTGGCCGTGTGCGATGCCAAGAATGTTCCCGTGAATGTTCAGGGTAAGCGTCAGCTCATTGCTTGGCAGAACAAAGCTGACGTGGCCGTACGCCTCTGGGTTGGCGGAGACGATTTCGGCGACTTGCTCAAAAATAGCAACGTCGTCGTTGTCGCCAAACGTTGTATACGCCTGTCCACCACGGCGGTTTTCCCCGTGATTCCCAGGAACCGCAGCAACAATAACCTTCGGGGCAAACTTAGCCCACGAAGTAAGCGCCTTTACAATGAGGCGTCGGACAACCTTTACCTGCTCTCGCCTGTCAAGATCGTTCTGGAACGTTTGCATTGCGTAATGCCCATCGCAGGACTCAACAAGGTCACCAAGTCCGAGCACGACAAGTCGGTCGAGCTTTCGACCAGACTTCGCAAGCTCTTTCCATCGGGCCTCAACCTCGTCAATTCCAGCAAGGAACCTCTTAACGATACCGGCAGAACCGCCGCCTTCGCCTTTACCAATTTGGAGGTCTGAGATACCAACTACAAGCGCAGTGTCTCCAGCAAAAGCTGAGACCTTTCCCGGCTTGTGCTTCTTAATCTCATCG